CTAATGCTTTAAACAACTGTAATCCGATATCAAATAAAGCAAATACTCCTTTAAATGTTCGTTTCAGATTATTAGCTGTTGTTCCACCTATCTGTAATTTTGCGGTGAACTCTTTCAGTGCGGCGGTCATGCCGACCAAACGTTCCGCAGTCATCGGTGGAAAGATTTCATTAAATGCTTCTTTTATAGGTGTAGCAAAGGACAACAAAGCTTGGAACGCATTAACCAATGCTTGGATTAAATCATCTCGACCACCCGCTTCACTCCATGCTTCCATAACTGCATTTCTTGCATCCGCAGAAGCATTAATCATATCACTTAAATATACTTGAGCCTGTGTGAGGGTTTTCTTTGCACTTTCAAAGTCACCAACTACATATTCCCAAGTTTGAGTCCACCCAGATTGAGCTGTTTCTTTCAAAACATCAAACAACTGAGTAACTGTCTTTACTTCTGTTGCTGCTGACTCTGCGGTCGCTGCAATATCCATAAAGTTTTTAATTTGTTCCTCGCTATATCCTTTAGCAATTAACTCTGCTTCCGAATATACGCCAGAATACATATTCATCGCTTCTGTAAATAAATCACCAGACAACCATCCAAGTTCCAAAGTATCTTCAAATGTTCCCTTGTCCGCAATCATTGCATTAACGTCGAGTCCCTCTTCCACTTTGGCAATATCGATTAACAAATCTTTAAGTGTTTGAGTTGCCATATTAGCATTTCTCAATGAATTCCAGTCAATCTTTCGAATGGTACCACTTAAAGCCTGTGACATCTGATAAGTTGCTCGTGACATATCTTCAGCACTAGCCCCCGATGCCGCAGCCAAGTTAGCCATACCCTGTACAGCTTTCGTAGCTTCATTTACATCGAGACCCTGAGCCGTGAACTTACCAATATTGCTCGTCATTTGAGCAAAATTATAGATAGTTTTATCAGCATAAGTATTTAGCTCATCCAATGCCGCTGTGATTTCACCCATAGTATTTTTACCACGAGTGTTGGCTTGAATTACTTGGATAGCATTGATTTTTGTCTCGTATTCCTGTAGACCGGTCTTAATTGGGTCAACAGTTAATGCTGAAACAATCTGACTACCAAATCGAATAGCCGAATTGGTAATGTTTTGTAACGCTGTGAAAGCAATTGCTTCCATCGCTGAGAACTTGACAGAAATTGTTTCCGCTGCTCTTGCCATTGGCGACACATCACAATTTTTAACGGCGGCGGTTACATTTTCGATACCCTTCGAAGCGTCTGTAAGCTTTAAACTTTGCTTTAGTTTGTCCAATGTAGATAACGTGGTCTGTACACCACTCTCAAACTGCTTATTGTCAAATCGCATTTGGACAACGCGTTCGTCAATGGTTTTACTCATCTTTTAGTAACCTCCTTCCAAGCAGCTTCTGCAATTTTGTCAAAAATAGGCTGAATCGCAGGATTGATGTAATCTCGACCCTGGACCCAGCCGCCATTTCTCGTTGAGTGTCCATATTGCAGAATGATGGCAATTGGAACTCCATTTTGAATATTAGAATTGTAAAAAGTAATGGTAATTGACCCTTTCTTATTTACAATCTTGTAATACCAAGACTTTGCAGTATTCCCGGTATCAACAGGCGTTGCAGACGAAAGGGCTTGTACCCCAGCTTTTCCATATCGGTCGAAATCACTGATATGTATCACCGTTTTTGCTCTTTCTAAGAAATTCATAGTCTTAGAGAAGTCGCCCTTTTGTCTGAAACTTATCATATGTTCAACACCCCTTATTTCTTTAAATACCGACTTGAACTAAAGCCTGTATAACGTACCTTATCCATTACAAACTGGATGTAGTACCATTTCGTTCCATTTGAAACGTTGTAATAACCGAAGCATTTTACTTCTGTTCCCTCTGGAATCAGACATAATGCTTTTTTATTCGTACCGGCGTCATTGCGACAATACAAATCAGCAGTTGTTTTGTAAGTTCCGGCAAGTGATTTGTCGAATTTCTTCGCAGAACAAGTTGCCTCAACAACCTTTTCAAATACCTGTGTCTGACTCTGTACTGGTGTGGACGGTTTAACTGCCGAACCATTCAGTATTTCATTTACACGTTTCTGAATTGTTGCATAATTATAGCCAGCTTCAGTAAGGGCTTTCATACGCTTTTCACCTGTGTACCATACTCCAGCAATTACTTCTCTGGCTATGGTATCAACGTCTTTTCCCTCTTTCTGAACTGGCTTTGATACGATTTCGTTATTATCGTAATTAGGTACAATAAATCCACGAATGAATTTACCGTTAATGGAGACGGTTCTTTTCTTAACACTATTGTTATAATTACCTTCCATTACTACGAAATATCCTTCATCTTCATAGACTTCGATAATCACCCCAACATGTTCTGGCCATCCGGTATTTTCACCGACTCCCTTATCATCCCAATCATATAAAATGGCATCACCAGGGGCAGGAATAAAACCGTCATTTTCTTTCCATACACCCATTTTCTTAGCGGCTTCGATAAGATAACCGCAACTGATTTCAATCGGCATAATATCTGTATAACCCAACTTAATGGCTAATGCAGACCATGTACAAGCGCACCATGCCCATTTATAGTCCATCTTCACACCACGAGGAAATTTACCCGTATATGAATTATAAATATCGATGATGTCTTTGTGACTTCCATCAGCTTCATTCTTACCTTCCCACGAACGAATAAGATTAACCACTGTTTGTCTGGTTGCAGCAATAGAATCTTTTAATGCATTGCCGAAATATCGATTTCTGTCTACATTTCCTTTAATTCCATTCACTACTCCTTTACTTGTATACTGCTGGATGATACAATCATAATTTGGTTCACCATTATAATCTGCCAGCCATATATCATAGGAATCCAATACTCCAGACATATACCAATTTTTGTAAAAATCAATATTTGTATAAATACCGACTCTGTAGCCTTGAGATCTGATATAATCGCAGAAAATAGTTGTAAAGACATTACACTCTTTTTTAGTAAGAGTGACGCCTTTTTCTGCCGCATCATCAACGCTGTCGTATTCGAAATCACTAAAAATGATGATTTCTTCTTTATTCAATTTTGCCTTTTGTACCTGCTCAATACAAAACTTAGCCTCTTCTAAAGCCTGTTCTTTGTTGAGAGCATACATAAAATGATAAACACCAAGAGTTGGAATACCCGCATTCTTGCACCCTTCTACATATTCAAAGAATTTCGGGTCGACAGTTTGTCTATAACTTGACCGAAAAATGACGAACTCCACACCATCAGCTTTAACTTTATTAAAATCAATAGGTCCTTGATGTTTGCTTATATCTATACCTTCCATTGGTATTACTTTTGACATGTTTTATCACCCCTTCGAATTAAATTGTTTTCTTCGAGCTGCATTTAAAGCTGCATACCGAGCTGTAGTATCCTTCTTAGACATTTTCTTAGGAGGCTGATTTTTCACATTGCAAACTCGAATTAAAGTCAGTAATCGATTCAAATGCCACTTCTGACATTCCAATGGGATATTCAATGTAATCATCCAATAGTAAATTAATTCCGCAGTAATTTGTTCACCGGAATTCTTACCTTTTGGCTTGTTTTTTTCTTCCGAAAACCATGTCGCGGTCATAGAATCTTTTATATATTCATTGACACTTCGAATATTTTCGGGAGATAGATACTTATATATCTCTGGGTCCACATTTTGTGTAAGTGTCATACATCTAACATAACTTTCCGTTTCTTCCGGAGTCTTTTGAGTCTTCGTTAAGAACGGTTTATGCCATTTAGCTTCCCATTTTGAAAGAGAAACTAAAGAATGCTCCAATTGAATAGTTCGATGTACTGCTGGAATGAATTCTTCCTTGAGTTCATCCCATTGTTCAGGAATCGTTATTGTTAATGGTAGCATTCCCTATCCCTCCCATATTTCTAATTCATCGGTACCACATTACCTGCAACCGGTGCTACTGTCGCATCCGATTTCTTGTTAGGTGCAATACCATTTACAAATTCTGTTGCTGCTTTCGCATCTGTTGCTAATTCCATAAACAAAATGGAGTAAGCCTGTGTGTCTTTGAATTCATTGAAAATTTCTTCAGACTTCTCGAACTTTCTACCATCCAAACTCTTTCTACCATAAGACAATTTAATTAAATCTTTGAAGATTTTAACAAGAGTTGCAGTATCCTGAGCAGCGATGATTCTCTTAATTCTTTCAGAAAATCCACCATTAGTAGACATTTCTAATTCCAACGCTTCAGCCTCTGTAAGGTTGAAGTAATGGTCTTCCGATCTTTTGTTTCCGTTATAATCTGTGTAATCAATTGTTTTAATGAACATAATATTTTCTCCTTTCAAAAGAAAAAAGGGTCGCCAGCCCATCACCCTGAATACGACCCTCTTTGTGTAATTGTTATTAACCCGCTGTTACAGCATTTCCTGCAATAGTTGCGATTTCATCAGGTAAAGGTAAACGAGCTTCCTCGGTTTCAGAACCATAAAGAACTGCTTCTAATGCAGCAAGAACTTCGGCAGTTACAGTTGTACTGTTAATTGTCAGATGAGCAGTAGGTTTTGCACCTGTTACAGTAACAGGGGTTGTAGATACTTCCCAAGACATAGTCTCTGCTTCAGGACTATCATTAACAGTCTGATGACTTCTCTCAGAAGGGGCTGCAAGACATCCATATACAAGATGAATGTTGTAACCCGCAGAGTCACCTTCAATATCGTTTCCGATAAGTGTCTGGTAAGATACACCAAATGTCTGACGTTTCTGCTGTCCAATAGTAATACCATTAATACCATTCAGAGTAGCTTCACCGTTACATGCTTTGAATTCATCCGGATACATATAAGCTTCAATAGTAGCTGCGAATTCTTCAGCAGACATAAGGTTACCATATTTCATATTGTCAGCCCAAAGAGCTGTAGGCTCTGCACCGGAAGGGCTTTCAGTAATACCAATAATACCATTCCATGCAACACCTTTAGGGTAAGTTCCATCAGTAGACTGAGGATATAATACAGTTTTACTTACACCGGTTTCAAACTGTCGTTCACCGGCCTTATCCCATTCAAGTTTCATAAGTTGTTGTCCTCCTTGATTTAATAGTGAAGTGTAAATACATCATGATTTAAGTTATCTGATGTAAAGTGTCGGTTAAATTTTGCAGTCGGAAGCTTAGATACCTTCTGAACGATTTCGCTATCCGGATCTTCATCGATGACTGTAACCGAGTAAACATTGCCCTGTGTATAAACATTGTTATTTGCAAAGGTATTCTCGATGTCTTCCCTTTCATATACAATAGCTGGATATTCCATATGAAGATTGTTAGGTGGCTGATAATACACATTCCGACTATCCAAAATTGACACCAATAAAGCATGTAAATCAAGTCTCGTTCCCATTGTACAAACCTCCTAATGTTAATACCAATCTCGGATATCGAACTTCGACATTGCTAATCTTCCATTTAGCTCCATTAAACTCGACATATCGCATAGAGTAAAAATTCTCATTGGCAAATGGGTCGGCTACGATACTGATCTCATTCGCAACATTGATATTGTCATTGAGCTGGTCGGAAGATTGAAGTCGTCTGGTATTACGAACCAATTCTCCATAGTATGGATACGTGACAATCTCCTCTTTCCAAACACCGGGTTTTTTCTCAACCATCTGTGCATAGCCGATATTCCCATAAAATTTTGCCATTTTGAAATTCTCCTTACTTATTTTTGAGCATAAAAAAAAGAACCTCTTCGGTTCGTCAATTTAATACTCGATTATGCAGATGTAACATCCTGCTCGATAGCGATTGCAGAGTATACTCTAGTAAGAGCACCAGAGCATCTTGTTTCGAGCAGAGATTTTTCCTGATTGAAGTCGATATCGAACTGATGGAAGTGTGTAACTTCGCCACCCTTAGTTGCACCAAGAGAGTAATCAGCAAGGTTGGTAACAATACCAAGAAGCTTCTTAGTCTTGGAATCAGCAGTTGTTCTGGTCTTACCTTCGAACTGTTCAGCTGTGTAGATATCACCTACGTTCAAAGCAGAAGCGAGTTCAGACTTAGAATTGTAGATACGTCTACCATTCAAGTCACGAGCAAGTAACATCACGTTGAGTGCGTGAGGAGTACAGAAGTAATCAGGAGTACCTGAACCTTTGTATTTCTCTCTTGCGTAGAGAACTGCATTAATCATAGCTTCCGCATAGATATAGTTCTCACCGAAATTAGCACCTGTGTTAGAACCCTGAAGTTCAGTCTTAGCTGCTTCAAGATCCAAATCTGTGTGAAGTGTGTAAAGTTCATCATCTAACCAGATAGGTCTAATCTTATCAGGGAAGATCTTTCCTTCATCACCATCGTCACGACCGTCACCAAGCATAATAGCTACTGCTAACTCTTCGTTGAGCTGCATACGGTCGATGCTGTACAGATATGCAACATAGTCGAAATCTGTGATATCAACGATGTCATCTCTGTGAAGAGCACTCTTAACATATACGGTCTGAGGGTCAGTTGTACGTCTTACAAGTGCGAAGTTGCCAGTCTGACTCTTCTGTTTACCCTTCTGATATCCTTTTGCTCTAAGAGCTTCGATGTTACGAATATCAACCTGGCTGGTTCTAATTCTGGAAATAGGGCTCTTATGAACCTTATTCATTACTACAGTAATCCAACCCTGATCGTTAGTGATAAGTTCAGGTGCACCCGGTCTTACTTCCTTATACTCAGGGAAAAGGTTGGTAACGTTACCATCGCCTGTAGATACGAAGCCGCTGCTTACAGCATCATGCTGGAGTTCATGTTCTTCAGCATAAATCGCCATTGCTTCCTGGAAGCTACCTACAGTGGACTTCTTTGCTAATTCAAGAATCGCCATCTGATCTGCGTGGCAAATAACATCTTTGGAAGTCTGCTTGCCATCGCTAAATAAGTTCTGTTTCATAGATTTGTCTCCTCCTTCGGAATGTTTTACTTCTTTATTATTTTCTGTAAGCTGACCGATAACTGCATAGACTGCTGTCTTCTGATTATCGTTCAATGTGTCGAATACTTCTTCCAGTGTTTCATCACCTTCTGAATCTTCTTTTTCTTTAGAATCATCAGATTCTTTGTCCTTCTCATCGTTAGACTTATCTTCTGATTTTTCTTTTCCAGCCTCATCAGCTGTATCTTTGTCATCTTCTTCTTTCTTAGCAGCATCAGCATGACATAAAGAAATAGGTTCGCCGGTATAAATAATCGCTGCTTCTCCGGATTCATCATCGTGAACCATTACGGAATCGATGAATGCTCCAGGATTAGCTCCGGCAAGTACAAGGCTTACTTCACGAATAATTCCGTGCAACACATTTGCGCCTTGCTGCTTCAGATTATTAGCAAAGATTGACAATGCGGATACATCGCCATGCTCAACCAATAACTTAGCATTCTGTCCAGATTCTGTATCATTGAATTCGCAATATGCGTATACGCCGTCATCACGATTTTCCAATAATGCATGACCCAGAACATTGTGTGGATCGTTGTGTTGATGATTCCACACCAATGGAACTGTCTGACCATCGTTAACCTTAAACGCGTCTTTCATGATAGTTCTACCATCAGAGCATAAAAGATTATTACGAGTAGCCCAGCCACCAAAATGATAATCCATTTTGCTTGTCCTCCTTTATTATTTTTTGATACGATATTTATCTAATCCAGAAGAAGATGATTTCTTCTTAGATCGCGTAGGTTTTGCATATTTGGCTGCAATCTTATCAAATTCTTGCTGATAAATTTCTTCATAGGAAGAATCAAGATTCTCTTTAGCGACCTTATATGCTTCTCTGGCGGCAGCGATAGAGCTTTTTAAATCCGCAGCACACTGTTCTCTTTGAGCAGCCGCTGACTTAGAATTTGCTTCTCTCTGACTTTTGGTATCAGCCATTACTTTCTCTTTAGAAGACGCTGCGTTGTTTCGAGCCGACACTTCATCAGATGCCAGTTTCTCGCTAAGCTTATTTCTTTCTGCGGAAGCATCGGAACGTAATTTTGCAATTTTCTCATTACGCTCAGCAATTCTCTTAGCTCTTTCTTCTTTTGGAAGACTCTTCGGAATTTCCTCAGCCATTAATTTCTCAATTGCCGATGTTAAATTCTTCTCAAGATTTTTAGTATCTTCCTCTGCCTTTTTGCGGATATTCTCCAAGTCTGATTCTCGCTTTTTAGCGATTGACTCTTTATCCGCAGTTGCTTTCTGTGATAACTTTTCATTTAACTCTTTTAGTTTCGCTGTGATTCGCTCACGAGTAGCAGATGCTTTTTCTCGTAATTCCTCAGTTTTCTGATTTTTAGCTTCTTTCTCAGCTTCAACTTTAGACTTCTTCTCTTCCGTAATCTGATTTTTGGTATAGGACCAAACCTTTTTGCCTTCTTCGGACAACTTACTTGTAGAGCGTCGACCTTTTAACTCACGAGTACGCATATAGTATTCATGTGCCTTTACTGGATCGTAATATTTAGACGCATAGTGTCGAAGTTCTGGTTTCATTATGAATCCTCCTCTCCACCTTCTTCATCATCTGACATATAACCGGCAATAATCTTATCGATTTCAGCTTCTAAACTGTCAAATAACTCATTAACAATTGCATCTTGAGCAGTCGTATCTGCTTCTGTAGGGGTCGCAGGAGAATGATCCGCAGGGTTAAGATTCTTATTTCTAAGTTCATCTGCTGCCGGGTCTTTAGATGGTTTCCATCCAATTTCCTGACGAACCTCATTCGAAGTTGCAATTTCATTTCTTGTAAGTTTGTCTGCGATTTCTGCAAATTCAGACATCGGAATCAATCTAAACGGATCTCTAAAGAACATAATTGATTGCTTCTGAGATCTCGCTGTCTTGGTTAGAAAAGTTCGTATCATTTCGCCAACGATAACCGATGCGATTAGTTCAACAGTACGAGTGTAATAATTCGTCATTGTCGATTCGTTAGCTGAGCCATCTAATACACCGGTTGTCATTCCTAACTGGGCGTAAACCATACTCGTCAAGTATTCAATCTGTGACATTAGATTGTTTTCAACTGCACGATTCAACTGTGTAATGTGCTCGGTTCCATCGATATATGCGATACCATACTTAGAACCAGACAACTGTTGTTCTATATCTTTTCGCCGTTGTTCGGCTTGTTGACGCCTAGCATCTGTTTTTATGGTATAAGGTAACTGAATAATTAAATCCAATTTTCCAGAACCACTTTGCTCATCGATAACGTCCAAAAGATTCAGTTTACG